GTAGAGATACTTGTTCACAATGTCAATAGGCACCAGTTTAGGCTTAGATCCAGCCTTCTCCAGCGGGTCGTACAGAAGCCAGCTCCCAGGGGTGTCGGAATCCTCCACATAGACGGCATGCCCGAACGACGCCTTTGCCTGGTCTGCGTAGTCGGCATGCCGAGCTGAGGGCGGAAGCTTGGCGTAGTCGCCAGACAAAGCCGCTCCGCCGCCAGAAGCAATGATGGACTTGAGCTTCTCCCACTTTGGATAGATTTTATTCACATCATCGCCAGTGATGTCCCTGAACGCCTGGGCATTCTGTTCGGGCGTGGTCGGGTCAGCCTTGTCCTTGCGGTCGTGAACTCCTCGGACCTCCATGGCGTATCGGACCTCGTGCCAGGTGACGGTTTGGGAGTATCCGCCGCGCCGCATCAGCATTGCCGTGCAGCTGGGGGCGCAGTCATCCCAGTGCGTATCTCCTGGATTTCGCTGGGTGACCAACTTGATCTGCGGCAACGGTCGGGGCATTTACTTACCCTGGCTCTGAATCCAGGCGAGCAGCCCACCTAGCCCAGAAATGCCCAAAAGCCCAACGATGACTTTGGCAAGGCGAAACGCACCTCGGGTCTCTGCAAGCTCCAGCTTAATTTCTCCGAGGTCCTGCTCAATGCGCTCAAGACGCTTAAGAATCTCCTGGCTCTGGTTCGCAGTCATCAGATGGTCTCCGTGACAACTTCGGGCAGAGGCTCTGCCAGGATTTCTGGCACAGGCTCTGGCTTAAACGCTCCGTCAGTATACGAACCGCCAATCCAGACTGCCGCATCAGCTTCAACTGGAATGACCTGAGTCGCGCCAAAAATAGCACGGTAGTCGTTGAGAAATTGCGCCTGTTGCCGCTCATCAAGGTCGCCAACGATGACTTGCACCACAATGCCGTCAGCGTTGATAAAAGCGTAGCGCGTCATCTAAGCCCTTATCCAGCGTATACAAGGACGATACAGCCGCCAGCCCCAGCGCCCCCAGCTCCAGCAGTGCCACCAAGTTTTATTGAGTCACTACCGACTGCATTCAGTAGAAGGGCGCCGCCACCGCCTCCGCCACAGCCGCTGTTCGCGCCAGCGCTACCGCCATCGCCAGCGCGTGTCGTATACGCAGTTGATAATTGAGAGCTTGCCACCGATCCAGCTACGGCAGCGCCGCCAGCCCCGCCAGAACCCCAAGCTCCTGTATTCCCACCATTTCCAACAAATAGGCTTGCCGTGCCGCTGCCACTTTGCCGCGCCCCCGCGCCTCCACCGCCAGAACCGCCAAATCCTGCGGTGCCAGATGCAGAAATGCCCGCAGTACCAGCAACGACAGCACGGCTTGCACTTGGTAAGTTCCAGCCAGCCATAGTTGCGCTACCAGCGGAATTTGCAGAACCGCTAAAGGTAAGATATGGATAAATTAACCTGTCAGACGCACCGACTGCTCCCCCAGCCACTCCATCTCTTGCGCCAACTGCTGTGCCGCCCGCCCCACTGTTACCGCCCGCAGTCCCAGCAACTATTCCAGTGTTGTAGTAAACGGCTGTTGATTGTCCTGCTGTGCCGCCGCTCACTGCGACCGCCGTGCCCGTAGTTGTGACTGTGCCAGCGGCACCAGCTCCGCCGCCAGTAATGGTCAGGAATGAACCAAATGTAGTTGCACCACCAGCCGCGCCGATGCCGCCCTGGAGCAACACATTGGAACTACCAGTCCCCGCGCCCGCCGCAGTGCCACCAACGCCTCCAGCCCCAATGCCAACAGATACGCTGGTTGCTGTTCCTAGCGTTAGGTCACGCAGAATGACCCACGGAGATGCTCCGCCCCCTGCGCCACCGCACGCGCTGGGTCCAGCCGTGGTATTTGCAAATGGTCCACCGCCCCCGCCGCCGCCAGCTCCTACCCCTACGACCGCAATCAAGCTGGTCACGCCAGGGGGAACCGTCCAGGTAGAGCTGCTCGTAAAGGTTTCGGTAACGACAAATGACCCGCTTGCACCGATTTTGCTGGACAGTATGAGTGACTTGATTTTGACGGAAACACCACTTGTGACCGTTGCGGTGACAGTTAGGACAAAGGAAAGGTCAACATACTCCGCAGATGCATTGACTGTAGTAACTCCCGTCGTTGTGAATCCGCTAATTGAGGTCCAGGTGGTGTTGTCGTAAACCGTCCCAACCGTATATGTTGTTAGCACCACATCATTGTGATCATAAACTGTCGCCGTTAAAGCAAGATTGAACTGCGTTGTGCCTGAATATGTCCCAATTTTCTGCAAGATAGCTAGGGCTTTTTGTCGCAGAGCCAGATTGTCGTCTGTTGTAATGAAGCTCCTAGTTGTCAAAGTTACATAATCCCCGATGACGGCACCAGCTGGGTCAATGAGCACCGAGTAGGTCTTGGTTGTGTCGTCGTATGACATGTTGATGTCAATGGCGTCGGAGCTGCTATTTGAGATAGACCAATAAGGAAGGGGGTTGACGGAATCTTTGATTGCCGCAAACGGATCTGGCGGCAAATTGTCAAATGTCGGGTTGGCAATGCCGTATAGCGCCTGGCTAATCGGCGCAATGCCGAGTGGAGAATTTCCAAATTGCGTGCTGGGATTGACAATTGTGTCGCCATTGTCCGCCAAGACCCCAGCAACAGATTGCGCCGTAATGCCACGCGAGCTGCCGAATTGTGCCATCAGCTTTTTGCCTTCCCTATTGCAGCCGTAAGAGTTGACTGGTAGCGTCGGTTGAATATTACTTCAATTTCCTGAATGAAGCTTCCGTTGCCGCTTAAACGCCAGTTAATGCCTTCAACTCGGTAAAGCGTTGCTGGAGAGATTCCCATTTCTGGAGCATAAATTTCCACCCACTGACCTGGCTCCCAGCGCTTGACCAGACCATATGTCGGCGTTGCCGTCAGCTGGCGATAGCCAGCTGAGAATCCGTAATCGTTGACCCCCACAATTGACCCAGCCCCGCGCAAAGTGAACGACCCACTCAACAGCGGACGGTGACGCTCTGTCAGAAAGCTTGTAGCTGCGCGCTGAATTTCACTGGCTGGATTATTTGATGTGGTCGGGTAATCAACAATCTCGTCAAACTCTGGCGCACCGCCTCGCTTTGTAAAACCAATATCCCCAGAGGTATACGAGCGAATTGCCGTGATTGTCTTGTTGTTAAAACCGTTGACATTAAGCAAGGCGCTTTTAGTCGTGTTGTTGTCATAGTCAAGCTTTAGGCTGACTGGATACACGGTGGACTTCACCGCCGTGCCAGAGGTGTCCCACGGTCCAGTTGTAGACACCGAGTAGGGTGCGGTCGGATAAGTGGGTTTTTGCGTGCTGTCAACCAGGGCAAAGTTGAGCTTGCCGTCAAGCCCAACGAAGTATCTCCGCTCCGCCTTGTCTTGACCCTGGAATGCCTCAATTACCGTATCCAGCGCGCTCCTTAGCGAGCTTGCGGGGACATCCAGCCCAATCTTATTTTTAGTTGTACCTCCGACAATGCCCGTCTCCGTTGATGTTGACAAGAGGCGTTGCAATGGGTAATCCGATGATTTGTACGAATTGACGGCGCTCAACATTTTCTTGACGGCATTTGTCTCAGTAACATTAGGCGCCAGCTTGATAATGGTTTGATCAGCTCCTCCAGTTGGCGTAATGCTGACAACCGAGCCAAGATAGGCTCCTGTGAATGCCCCCCAGTCCGCTGTCGGAATTGACGAATACATCTTAAATGTCAAGATCTTATCCGAGGTAATTGTAATTTGCGACGGATCGTAAATGCCGTTAATGGTGCCCATTTCAACGCTCGTGATACCGCCGACTTCAAGACTGCACCCAGCGATAATGCCGTGTTTCTCGGCAAATGTAACCTTAAACTGATCTAGCGTTGACCCGACGCGAGCGAAGGTAATGCCCCCAACTCTCCTATCAGCTGCCTGGGTAACTGTTCCCGTTGACTGATACCTGAAAGAGCGAGTCGTTGGTGTCGCAAAGACAGTAATGCCAACGCCGTTAAATGTTCCAGCCATGCTTGCTGGTCCAGGGTTCAATATGCCCATGACATCTATTTTTGTGGTGCCAGCCGTATAACCGTGCGGGTCCTTTGTTGTAATACAAACAAGGTTAGTCGGACTTGCAGTGGCGCGATAGATGCGCGAGCCAAATTTTGGCTCAACAGCTTTTGGAACATCAGCAACCCTGTTGGTAACGGTTAGCTTGTCAAGAACGGAATTTACATCGTCAATAGTTAGCTCTGCAACTGTACCAAATCCTCCGCCAGTCTTTGAGACGCTTACCGCCGAGATCAGACCCAGAAAGTAAACATCGCTGGAGTCCGAGGCTGGTGTGGTGAGGGTGTCGGCTTTTACGAGCCTGACCCTCGTTTGGTCTGGCAAAAGCGACCAGAATGGGGTCGTTGACGGCGTAACATCTTGCACAATTGTGGCGGACATAGATGAGGACCCGCCGTCTCCAGATGCGCTCATGTTAAGGCTGTCAATGAACACGAATGGTGCCGTTTTCTTATCGGCTGAGCTGTAATTTGACAACGGGTTCATGAGGTCAACGGAGATAAATCCAGTGTCAATTGTTGCCGTTCCCGCTCCAGATGTAAGCGTCGTGACCGTGAAACTCGTAGAGTCTGGAACAGAAGCAACAGCGTATGAGCCATTGTATGCAGTGCCATCTGCCGTCAATCCGCCGACCTGGATGGCAGAGCTCTGGAGCAAGCCATGAGGCGATAGCACACGCTTTGCGTGCTCTGCATCGTCAATAGTCCCAGTCGCCCCAGTCCCAGATGATGTGTAGGTGTAGGTTGTTGTGGATGTGACCGTGACGCTAAATGTTCCATTCATGTTAGTTGCGGTGGTAATGCCGCTGACGACCACATAATCTCCGCTCGTCAAGCCGTGCGGAATGACAGTCGTTATGGTGACAGTTGATGAAGCCCTAGTTGCACTGTCAATCTGTGGAAGTGGTGAGTTATACCCAGTTGTAACGGTGACGGTGGTGAGCGATCTAGTCGCCGAATAGACTGGTGCAATATCTACAAGAAACTGAAACGGTACGGATGCCACAACTACTGACCCCTGCCTGTCGTTCGGGATGGCGCGGCGACATTTGCTCCGAGCCTTGTGTCAATAGCTGACGCAACCTTCTTGCCGTCTAGCGTGACATTGACATTAGTCACTGGCTTAAAATCGCCGCTCGCGGCGGCGAACTCTGCCGCACTGTATCCGCGCCTTTCGCCTGTGCCAGTAGCAGTTGTGACTCCGCCAGCAGTTGCAGTGGCAACCCTGGTGGCATTCTTGCTGGCATCACTCCCGCCAAACACAGCCCCCAGGATGCTCCCAATCCCGTCGGCTACCATCATTGCAAGCTTAAAGAATATGCCGAGTGGCGAGTCCAGGAGCGCCTGTCCGACCGTCTTGGCAACTTCAACTAGGAGGTTGAACGCCCCGACCAGCCCGCCAACGATGACCCCGATTACGCTAGTCACAGCGTCAAAGACGCCGTTGATGATGTTGCGGAAATCCTCGGACGAGGCATAGGCGACAACTAGTGCCCCGATCAGCGCGGCGATCCCCAGGACCAGGAGCCCAATCGGGTTCATGTTCAGCACGATGTTAAGGGCAGCCTGTGCAGCCGTAAATGCTCCAGTAATTGCCGTCCCAGCGGCTTGCAGAGCGCTCCAAACGCCAAGGATGCCGTTATATAGCATCAGCGCAATCTTGACCCCCACAAAGGCTCCAGCAAGGAGCTTCAGTGCCATACCAAATGGACCGTTGAGGAGTCCGACAAATCCTACGATTGCTGGCGCCACAACATCTGTGATGAACCGTCCAAGCTTCTGAAACGCGACGAGCAGCTCGTACTGGATTCTTGCGATGACTGGACGGAGTGTAATGAGCAGCATCCCGAAGGTGCCGATAATGCGATTAACAGGCTTTTGCAGGGCTTCTATGATTGGTCCGACCACGCCCTTGATGGTGGTAGCCACCTTCTCAAAAATGTCCTTCAGCGCGCCAATAGCTGGCACAAACTTCTCGCGGAATGTTGGGATGACCGTTCCCGTGATGAACCCCATGACCTCAGACAGAATCGGCTGGAACGCGGTACCTAGGTCCGCGCTGAGGTTGGACATTGCCGCAGAGAGGATGCGCTGCTGGTTCGCAAGACCGCCAGATGTTCGGGCAAAGTCGCCCTGTGCCTTGCTGGACTGCGCCATGATTTCCGCCTGTGCCGCAAGCACCTTCTGCTGCGGGGTAAGAGCCGTCTTGGTGTTCTTAATAATCCCCATTTGCAACGCACGGTTCTTGAGCGCCGCTTCGTTGAGCAAGATGCCGTATTTGCGGATAGGCTCGGACTCGCCTCGTAGCGCTGCGCCAACTGCCGTGATTGCCTGTTCTGGACTGGTGTTGTAGAAGGAGGCGAAGTCGGCGCTCAGGGTTGTCAGGTTTCCAGAGAAATCACTCAGGTCCTTGCCAGACAAGCCAGCCGACTGAGCAAAGATGCCGAAGGTTGACTGGGCGTCAAGAGCAGCTTGTTGGCTAAGTCCGAGGCTATCGCCAGCCGTCTGCGCGAAGGCGATAACGCCGTCTGCCGCATCCCCAAAGATGGTCTTGGTCTTTGACATGGACTCGGCAAGGTTTGATGCTGCCCCGATTGAGCTTCCGATAAAGTCGGTCAGCTTGGCAATGCCAGCTACGGCAACCGTGCCGAGCGCGGTACCAATAGCGGAACCGACCGCAACGGTTTTGGCTCGCAGACCGCCCAGGCTCTTGTTTACGCCCGCAATGGCACCGCTCGCCTGGTTGCGAGCTGCAATCGTAAAGTTGACCTGTGCGTTAGTAGCCATTCACTTTCCTCGTGTCTGCCCCGTATTTGGAGCGATAGCTTGCCTGGAGCCCGACGACCTTCTGGCGGAAATGGTCATCTGTGATGAACTTCGCCATACTAGCGGTATAGGCGTCGGTTGCCCTGTCAATATTCCTCTCGGCTGCGCGCACGACAAAGTTGTTGGACTGGGCACCAGGATGGCGGACCGCGTTGACTGTCTGACCAGTGATGAGCTTGAGTGGCTTGTTGATAGATGCGCCAAGGAAGTCAGCTTTGCCGCCTACCGAGCCGTAGATGCGGTGCGCCTTGGTGCCGTAGACCACAAACTTGGCGTACCAAGCGCCTTTCTTGCCACCGACTGGACCGACGATAGCTCCTGGGCGGGTCAGCCTAGAGCGGCGCCCCTTGACCTGTTTGTCCATAAAGCCACTGCGGTCTGGCGATTCTTGGCGCACTGAGTCTTGGAGGGCTCGTGCTGCGTTGACTGTCGCAAACTGTGCCATCTTGTCCAACTCGCGTGGGTTGAATGCGTTGCCAAGCGCCTGTTGGAGATTGCGAATCTCACGGAGCACGACATCCTCCTTGATAGTGACCTCAAGTGGACTTCGTGGCATTACTTACTCCTTTGGCGTGGCTCCATGTCAACAATGAGTTGCCACCATGTTAGCACTTGGTCGGCATCGGATTCGGCAATGACAGCTGGCGTAACGCCGAACTTTTGAGCCAGGATAATAAATACCAGCTCAATCGGTGGGCTAACTGGGTTCCCGTTCGCTAGGCGCCGCGCCGCCGTTCTTAGCGCGGTGGGAGTTTTCCCAGCGCGTCAACCCAGCCTTCCATTGCCTTAGTGACAAGATCGTATGGATCTGCGTCCATGAGCGACTGGACCTTATTGTTCTCTGCATCCGTCAAGTTGTGCGAGATGACCAGCTTGTCAAATGCCAGCATCGCCTTGGAGAAATCTCCAGAGCTCAGGTCGGCAAGGGTACGAGCTGGAAAGTCCGCCTTAGCCTCAACATAGAAGCCCTCGTAGGGCGCCTTAAGGTCAAATCGGATCGTCCTAGCGTTTGGCTTTTGCGGTGCGGTCATCTACCCCTCCTCTAGCTAACTTACGGCAAAGTTGCCATGTTATTCTTGACCTGGAGCGTCACGCTGCTGGAGGATGTTTCATCATACGCCAGAGCCAACTCCGCCGCGTAGGTAACGATGCCATCGGCATCAGCACTCATAACTTCAACACTTGTTGGGACCGCGCATACGAGGATGTCTGCCGAGTGAGCTGGGCTCCCAGCGTCCTCCCAGTGCAGACGCCAGAAGCTCTTAGTTCCAAGCTTGTCAAAGAGTTGTGCCACAGCTGATCCGTTGCTTGCAACGGTAAGCGAAAGTGTGCCGCCAAATGCCGAGGCGAACTGGTTGTAATCGCTCAGCGACAGCGAGCCAGCCTGGGCGTTGATGGGGGCAATGCCCGAGTTGATCTGTAGTGCCCAGTCAAATAGGTGAGTAAACGCAGTTCCGCCAGCTGTGCCAGCGGATAGGAATGCCGTGCCGTAGGATGCCGTCCACAGTCGCCCTGGGAGGGCTCGTGCGTCAGTGGGCAGCGACTCTCCAGGCACAAAGGTGCTCTTTGCCACCGTCTTGGCAAAAGCCGAGACGGAGACAGATGTCAGACCACCAGCCTCAGCTGAGATATTTAAGGTGGTTGGGAGGATGCCAGTCACCAGATAATTCTGGTTGCCATCGCCAAGAACTGCTGAATATGACTTTGGCGCGGTCGCAGATGAAGTCATGCCAATCGGGATGTTCCATGTGTATGGGGAGGCAGTGCCAGTTGGCGTACCAGCTGCGTTGCTGTTCTGAAGCATCGTGTAGTAGACAGTGAGGTCATCAGTCGTTGCCGCTGGCGCCTCAAGCGTAACTTCTGGATTATCAGAGATCTTTACGACTCGGCTGGCGACTACTGGGTTTCTTAGCGAAACGCTGCGGTCTGCCCCCGTGTCGTATTCCTGCCCAAGCGTCAGCGTGCCAAGGGGGTTGATGGTAAGGCGGCGCCCGCCGCTTGCGCCGTAGTCGGCTGTTCCGCCAGACCCGTAAGTGGTCTCGCCCTTGATGACCGCCTTTGAGAACATCATGCTGCCGTTTGCCATATTTTATCTCCCTATGCGGTTATTGCAACCGCCTCTTGCTTGACACATTCTACAGTAGCTTCAACCGTTAAATACGAGTCGCCACCGAGCTCATCATTGCTCATGTCAGTGTTTACCACACTTGCCATGTCTACGACGCCGCCAAGTTGCACTGCGCCATTGTATAGGTTCCGTAGCCAAGTGCGGTAGGCGTGCAGCATCTGGAATCGTCTGGATAAATCGGCGACGGGCTCCAGGTAGACGCGGACCTTAAAGGTGCATGTGACTCTGCGCGTCTGCCCACCATACTCCACGGAGTCGGTATCTGGGAGGATGATGATAGCTGGGACCGCTGAGATGGCGGACTGCGGAAAGGCAAATGAGTTGCGGATTGCAGCGTAGCCAGTCGGTCCCGAGACCGCCAGGGCTCGTGCGGCTAGGGCTTGCGCGACTGCGACATCATTCACTAGACCGCCATCCCGTCATACTTGCGGTAGCCCTCAAGCAGCATTGCCGCCTCGGGGTGCAGCTTCTGGCTAAGTCGGATGACACCACCTGTGTCAGCGCCGCCAATGACTCCGAGGTATGCCTTGCGAGCTTCGTATAGGTGCGAGGAGGCGATAATGCACGCCTGGACTACCGACGCGGGGATCGCGCTCCAGCCGAAGTTGCCGATGATGCGGATTCCCTTGTCCAGATCAGCTGGGAACGCGACGGTCGTCGCTGGTGCCAGCTCAATGCTGGTAAACGGCTTGCCGAACATCGCCGCGTTGACTGGCTCCAGGATGTAGTCAGTTGCCGCGAGCGTGGTCTCAAAAACACCATCTCCATCCGTGTCAATGACCAGGCTGGTCACCGAGGTAAGCGGGTCAATGTCAACTTCCTCGTAGCTGTGTGGCGCGTAGAATGCCGTGCCGCCAGTGATTGTGTAAAAGAATTGCCCAGTGTATTCGTCAATCATGCGGCTGGTTGCGTTGACAATATCGTCAAGAACCGCGTCATCTGCGCTGTCAGCTGTGCCGATAGCGAGCGCCGTCTTGAGGTCCGCCCTGGTGCAGTATCCGTTGGTAATTGCCATGTGTCTCCTACAGATCGGACGGATCGTCGTGCGAGTCGCCTAGGGCGATTCTCCGCGTCCGATGCAGAGTACCAGAATACCATTGCTCAATAACCGTAGCTGCATATGGTCGGAGCTTTGCCGCTCGCTCCAGGCAGACTGACATGCCTGGGTCTATCGTCACAACCTTTGCTCCCACTGCCCGATATGCAGCCATATCCTGGGGCTTTGGAGCTGTATGGATAATCCACACATCGGCAACCTTTCCGAGCCTTAGCGCTCGCCGTACAGCCCCGCTGCGAGCTGAAATAGCCACTTGCATGACATGATCGGGCGCCGAGTGATCTGGGATGCCTTCAACTGTCAGCGCCAGGGCGATCCGATCCAGGTCAATGACCACATCCCCTTGTTGCGCTCGCTCGCGTATGTAGGTGGACTTGCCACCGCACGGGGGTCCCGTCAGGACCGTGATCATGATTTAACCCCGATTTGCGCGTCGCTGAGCCCTGTTCTGCGCTGGCGTGAGCCTAGACTCCAACTCCGCCATGATCGGGCGCCAGTGAGCCTCGTAGACGGTCTGGGAGTCATATTTGAGTGCCATATCCCGTGCCTTCTGGCGGAACTCGGCAGAGACCTGGGTATCGCCCTTGACTCGGTAGGAGTCCTCCAGGGCGTCAACGATCTGGTCAATGAATGGCGTCATGAACCAGCTCTGCATGTATTCGTTCCAGTCAGGCTGACCGCCAACCTTCCACCCAGCTCCGACAAGCTCGGGCTGTGCAGTCCAATCCGAGACCAGCACGCTCACTGAGCAACTTTGCGCCTCAATCAAGGGGACACAAAATCCTTCCCCACGGCTTGGCGCCGCGAGCACATCTGCCATTCGGTAAATCTTTGGCATGTCAACTGTCGGGATGCCGCTTCGGTACTGGTACTGCGGAACGATCTTGACCCGATCCATCGGCGCCTTGACCGCGTTGAGTAGCCGAGGCAGATTCAACCCCGATGCCAAGCCGACCACCTCGGTATGCAGAAACAGGAACGCATCGTCGTGGCGACTTGCAAAGATGGACCATGCAGCCAGCATCTCGGGGAAGCTCTTGCGACTCGGGATGCCCTTGTTCGCGCTGTTGATGAGCGTTAGGTGCGCGTCGGCTGGGACGCCCATCTCCTTGCGGAAGTTGTCGCCGTCTGGCGTGAACAAGTCGGTCTGCACACTGTGCGGCGCGTAGAACACATCGGTTAGCCCAGCTTTGCGGAGACGATCCTCGCCGAACTTAGACATGGCAATCGGCACTCGGCGCTCGCCCTGGAGCTTGAAAAAGTTGACAACTTCAGCTGGAGCTGGATCGTGGTCAATCGGCACCCAGGCGGCAAGCGGGACTCCGTTCCACAGCTCGCCCTTGATCGTCCAGACATCGTAGAGAACAATCCCCCAGCCCTTGTCCTTGACCCAGTTGGAGATGTGCGCGCCGCCAAGGTCGTTGCTCCAGGCGTCGTATCCCATCGGCAAGCAAGGGATGCCTTGCCAGTCCAGCACGGCGCCAGCAAGACCATAGTTGCTGACACTTGCGACATCATGCCCGTCTGCCTTGAGTCGCGGCAGTATCTCCGCAGTCTGCACGCCATATCCCGTCCCCGCCCACGGGGAGTTGCTAAACCACGCCACCTTCATTAAACCTCCTCATGTTCCTTCTAGCCCTGTAGATAGGCTGATGCCCCAGAGCATACGCCCTGGGGCATCAGTTGTCATCCCCCGATGGGGATGTTCGCTTAGGTGTTCTTGCTTACAAGAACAGCAACTGCGCCAGTGTCCAGAAGGTTTGCGTCCACACGATAGATCGTGCGGAGTGCAACCTGGTCGGTCTCAAAGTAGCGGTCCGAGGACTGAGCTACCTGGATGTTCCCAACTTCTCGCACGATGTACGAAGGAGCGTGGAGCACCGCCAGTGACTTGCTCGCCGAGCCAACAGCCGCCATGGAAGCGTTCTCCACAAAGGTGTAGCCAGCAAGTCGGTCAGGCTGACCGCCATTGATGCCAGGCGTGAACAGGAACTGCCCGTTCACATCCTGGAGCTTGCGAACCTTGGCAACCGCCGTGGTGGAACCAAAGATCACTGTGTCCTGGTTGCGGTAAGGATTTGCAAGACCCGAGTAAATCAGGTCAAGAACATCCGTTGCGCCAAAGAAGGTACCCGAGCCAGCGGCTGTAACGGTGCGCGATGCAGCCGTTGCAGCTGTAATGAAGCCCGTTGGCTGAGCCGTGCCCGTACCAACTGTGAACGCCGAGCCCGCGACAAGCGCGATCTGGCGTCCTGCATGCTCACCAACATACGCGGCAATGTCAAAAGCGGCATCGTTCAAGATTTCGCTTGACATGAGCGTAAGGGCAGCGAGCTTGTATGCGCCGAGGGTGACCGAACCAATGGTTGGGTCGCCAGCGGTGATCGTTCCCGCCTCGCCGATCCAGTTAGCGGCTGGGTTTGCTGTGATTCGTGGAATCACAATGTCCTCGCCCTGGCTCGTGCGGAGCTTGCGTGCGTATGCGTACACAGGTGCGACATCCGTGAGGTACTGAACAACAAAGTCCGCGAAGGTCGTTTTGACCGTGTTGGAGCTCTTGGTCATCGCTCGGATGGCGAAGTCTGCGGAGCGGCGCTCGCCGAGTGCAACGGCGCGGATGGCGGCAGCGCCGTCATCATCACCCTTTGCCTCTGCAACGACAGCTGCAACCTCAAACTTGGAACGAATGGCGTCAACCTTGACGGCTCGCTCCTCTGCCTCGCTGACAGACTTAGCCTTGGCGTCCTTGTCGGACATTGCAGCCATAAGCTTGTCAAACTCGGTGTTCTCGTCGGCTGAGAGCTCGCGCTTCTCAGTCTCTGCCGTGGTCAGAAGCGACTTAGCTCGCTCCCAGTCGGCAGCTCGGGACTCAAGGAGTCCCTTAATTAGTTCAGACATGGGTCTGATCCTTTCTGCTATGGGTTAAACAATCACCAGGGATGGCACCGACGGCGCGTGATCAGCGCGCCCAGCCCTGTCTCTAGCATAATGAATATACACGCTGGCACAAACAGTGCCGCGAGTGTTACGCCCTGGAGAGTTCCGCCAGCACCAGCTGGAGGCGGCGAATCTGAAGCGGAAGGTCCGTTGAGTCGCCTGGCTCTGGCAGCGGCTCTGGTTCTGGCGTTGGCTCAACATCTGGGAGCAGGGCGCCAAGCATTGCGCGCACCGTTGCGGCGCGCTCGGCGTCAAGCTTGCCGCTAATCAAGCCCGAGAGTGCCGTTCGGACTTCCTCTGGGTCAAGCTTTGCAAGTCGGGCGACTGAGCGCACGGATGCAAGTCCGACTGTTGCCTCGTATGCGGGAGTCCCGCCGACGATGACGCTGACTTCGTGCAGCTTGACTGACTTCAACTCGCGTCGGCTACCGTCGGAGCTCCACTCATCACCCATGCGCGGGGTCGTGAAGCCAAACGACATGCCAGCTCCAGCACCGTCTCGGCGAAGGTTGGCTGCAAGGTCGCGGGCGTAGCTCACTTCTGGGTTTAACTGAAGGTCAACTGACAACCCGAGCTTATCCTCGCTCAGAGAGAGACTGCCAGTCCGCGTTGAGCCGAGGAACATCTTGGGATCGTGGTCCTGGAACGCCTTGACTTCCCACTCGCCGCGTGTTGCGGCTGAGATGGAACGGTTGAAGGCGCCTGGGAGGATGGTCTCGGTAAAGTCAAGCCCTCGGCTGTCGGTGTTGAACACCGCCGCGTAGCCCTGGAATCGGAAGCCCGACTCGTCTGGCTTGAGGTCAGTCCCGATACTGCGAAACTCTAGTGCCATTATTTCTCCTCTTGCATCGGCGTCAGTATTACCTGGGACATATCTTGCAAATCATACGGGATATGCATAACCCCAGTACCGTTGACGACTTCCTTGGCGATACTGTCCCAAAGCTTACTACCTTTCTCGGTCTGCGCCAGCTCGCTATCGCTTTTCTTCCGCCCGTACAGAATGTCCTTGAGCATCTCAATCGTGTCGTCCGCTGATGCCTCTGCCATGCCTACTCCTTACTCAAGGGCGCATTGCCCTTGTCTATGAACTCGCCCCATAAATCAGCGTCAAGGATGCCGCCAAGCTTGGAGTCAAATACCTTGACAGGCTTCCCCCTAACCCTTGTGTCAAACAGCTTAACTGAGTCAAACAGCCCCATGTCAATAGCCCTTGGGAGCACTCTGGAAACAGATATATGCAAGTCTGTCGCAACGCCAAGGTTAATGTTCCGACCAAATGTAGCGCCAGCATATGCTGGATGCGTTGCCCTTGAAGTCACTTGGCTTAAAGCTTGTGAAAGCGGGACCGTGCTATATACAGCGTTGACTCTGTACCCGCTGGTTTTCATAAATTCAACCTTGCCTGCCAGCTTGTCAATCCCCCCATCGCCAGTCCCGTCTACAACAAATGACATACGGCTTTCGGTAGCCGCCGCCTGGATTCGCAGGGCTACATACGCAGATTCCTCGTGCGAGAAGCCAGCAGCCTTATCTGCAACGGCTTTGCTTGTGCCCTCCATCGCATTCTTGAACTCTGGCAAGCTTTCTTTGACGACATCGGCGTTAATGTCAACATGAGTACCGCTACCCTCTGGCGGAACCCCCTCAAGATTGCCAGAATTCCTATTGCTGGTCTTGCCAGCTCCAGACCCACCGCCAAGGATGATTGCTTCTGGCTGAGCTGGCGGCGCAACTGGCTTAACTCCGCTCAGCGCCTTCGCAACAATTGCGTCGTGGCGCGCTTGAACCTCTGGCTTCCAGCCAACTATCTCTCCATCTGGTCCAAACTCAAGGTTGTCTTTCCCAGAACCAGCAACCAGATCATCATATGCTCGGTCTCCCTTCCTTGGAAATGGGATTCCATCGCCAGCTCCTGGGCGTCGCACGCCAGGAACAAACGCTCCAAACGATACGGCTCCCCCGTGCCCGTGCGTGGACTGGTCGTGACTGCCAGGTAGATGGCGGAGCTGATAGTTGAAGTCGGAGGTGCGCGGTGCAGCGAGTTCTGCACGCCTTGCAAGCTCTTTGTAGGCATCCTGATCGCCGCCAACGGCAAGACTTGCCAGAGTTTCCATATCCATGTCTGCGTATTCGCCGTGGTCAACACACGAAACGACCTGTTCCTCATCCAAGAACGACTCAATCGCCATTTATGGCTCCCTCCATCCGTGCTTTTCAGCAAGATACTTGGTTTCTACACTTCTGTCACCCAAACCCCATGCCATAAAGTGCTCTGCGTATCTTTCCCTTCCATTCTTGCGCGAATACGCACTGATGTACGGCGTTCCGCGCTTAAAGAGAGCAACTCCATTTCGCTTTGTTGCAAAGCTCTCGGTCGCATGACCAAGTTCATGCAAAGTAGTGTCGTAAATTGCGCGTTGATTAGTGTTTTGGACTGGATGCCAGGTCTCAACCTTTCCTTTGCTGATGGCAAATGCTTTTGTGGTGTTCGGCAGCGGGGGTAAGTCAAAGTCCTGCCTACTTATTCTCATGAGTCCGCCGTCTCCGCCACCTATCCACTCGCCATTTTGCACACCAGGCAGTCTAGTCACAACAATGTCAACTGGGAAATCTTTTCCCGTCATCCCTTCTGGCGCAAATGCAAGAGACTTGTCAATGTCGCCAAGAAACTGGTCGGACTGCTCCTTGCTTAGAGGGTTCTCCCCTGGGAGCCGCACCGTTACATTTCCATTTTGGTAAAGTTGCCCGCCCGATGGTCTTGCTTGAATGTAATTAGCCAACATTGTGTCGTGAGTAAGTTTGTTGTTGCCAGTTAGAGTTTCTGGGTTTCCGTCCCAGTCAGCTGGTGCGTATTTTCTCATTGAGTCAGCGACAACTTTTCGGTCTGCCGCCATCATATCCCCCGAGCTGACTGGTCTCCAGCCGCCAGGAGCGTATGCCGCTCCGCCCTTGTGTGGATTATGAACCGACTGGTCTGCGTGACCAGGGTGGCGTAGCTCATAGTTGAAGTTGGAGGTGCGGGCTGCGTTGGAGTCCAGCCACTGCTGGAGCCGAGCTGGGTCATTAAGGTAGGCGTCAACCGCCTCTGCAATCGTAGTCGGCTCGCCCCGCACAACATCGGTAAAGCTTTGAGGGATCGGCAGATCTGTTATGGCTTCCATCCTGCAACCTCCCCATACGCTGCGATTACATCTCGCTTGAACTTACCAGTATCTGGGAGCGGAAAGTGGAACTGGGCAAAGATCTCCGCGTGCATCTCAACAGGGTCAGTGGTCGCGTAGGCGCTGATGACCGATGCGACTCCAGCCGTATCGTCACTGCCGAGTCTCCTTACTTGCGGAAGCTTACCAGCAACAACCGACGAGTAGTCGTTAATTAGCGGGAGCACATCGCCGTCAATCTGGAACCCCATGCCAACCCCAGCACTGGGCTCTGGAAATCCCCTCATGGGGACAGCATGCCCAGTCTCGTGCCACATGGTGTATTCAACGGACCCATATCCCTGCTGCCCAGCGCGCTCCGTCATCTTGCCCGAGTCAAAGTCAATAGCCCTGGAACCAATGCGAGCTGCGCCCATAGCGGTAGCCTCCCTGCCAGTCAAGTTAGTCCAGGTGTAGCTCATTTCCCCAGGGTACTTTGCCTGGGTTTCAGCTATCACTGAGTCCATGCGAGACCGCATCTCTAGTGTAAGCGGAGCTGCCGCATCCTTGTCAACTCCCAAAGTGACTGGTCCATTTTTGTAGATGACCGTTTGGGATACAGATGGGTAGGTGAGATCGGCAATCTTTTGCGTGTTCGCGTCAATGACCTCTTGCTCTTTAGCCGTGTATTTCCTGCCAGGAGCAACCCCAGCATAGTTAGCCTTGATCCTCGCAAGGTGCTCCTCGCGTGTCGGGATCGGCTGCTCTTTCCATGCGCCAGGGACAAACGCGCCAGCTCCGCCCTTGTGTGGATTGTGGGCTGACTGGTCGGCATGCCCTGGGTGGCGGAGCTCATAGTTGAAGGCGGAGGTGCGAGTAGGAGCTGACTCCAAGACAACAAAGTCAAGGTCGTCAGCCGTCATGCGGTTTATTGCTTTTTGTCGCTTGTCTGTCATGGGACTACCGTCACCTCAAATCTTGCCCTTCCGCTAGGCGACTGACTAATGCTATCTACTCTAAACTTCACTCCAGGAGGCATCACGAACTCAGCCTCACCCCGCCCAGGTATTGCAACCTTTCTTGCAAACGCAACATCGTATTTTCTGACGGGAGCATACTTTGGGTCGGCGTAAACAATCCTGTCAAGATACGCGCCTTTTGTGCCAGCTGGAGCACGGATCACTAGGTCAGCCTCACCAAATGTCTCTGCCACTCGCGAGTTTGCAGAAGACGATACAAACCGATTCGTCTTGACAACACCACCGACTCCAGCAAAGCGTAGGTTATCCGACATTTGCGATCCACCCATCACTCCACCCATTCCCCTGTAGAGCGTCGTATCCTCCTGCAAGCTGTTTCTTTCTAGAACTGCGGTGAAATCCGCCACCTGTGTTCTAACTCCTGGCTCCATTTGTGACTGCGGGGAAAGAACAGCCTGTTGAAAATTCCCGCTGCCTGACTGGTACGCCTCAACTGCCTTGATATCTATTCTACTCGGGACTTCGCTCGGCAGAGCCGTGCCATCTGTAAGATCTGGAGTCAGTCGGTGCGCGTATGCCGTAGCTTTCCACTCCGAATCTGTCAGCTTCTCTGCATTTTCTGTGTCAATCGTCCGCTCAATAGCCTTCGGTCGTACAAAGCTGCTTGTAGCACCGCCACCCTTGTGCGGATTGTGGACTGACTGGTCTGCGTGTCCAGGGTGGCGGAGCTCTAGACCTAGCTGGAAATAGCGCACAGTTGTTGGTCCAACAGCTTTCACTCCAGCTGACTCATAGGCTGATCTAGCTGCTGGGTCATTGTCAATAGCAAAAGCAATTTTGTGATTTTTGAGTAGCTGCTCGGCTTTGCTTTTCTTAAATGCCACCCCAGCGTTGGGACCCTGCGGAAAGTCCGAGAGCGAGACCGAGCTGTGCGGGATGTCGTTGGACTCAAGCCAGGCGCGAGTCTCGTCAAGCCTGGAGTCGGGACGAGCTGAGACGATGGCATAGCTGTAGTCGTTGGCTCTCATCCAGCTCACCAGCGACTCTCTCGGCTCATCCGACCCATCGCTCACGGTGAGAGTCCCGTCAATGTCAACGATGACCCACTCGCCAGCTGCGCGCCCCTCGTAGCTAGTTGCAGCTTCTAGTGCAGCAAGATGCTTGCCAGCTTCAATGGCAGTTGGATGGCAGCCACCAGGCGCCAGCTCTTTGCCTCCTGGCGTCATCTTGACTACGGCGTAGGCACAGCCGTCAAAGTCCTTGGCGATGTCGTATGGCATCGCCAGCTCAGGTAATCGTTATGACCTGGAGCGCATGGGTTCCCGTCGCCACAATCCCGTACACCGAGTCCGTCTGTCCAAGACGGATCTGGGTGTTGGCAATGTGGTCCCCCTGGGTCCCAGTTGCAGTCGTCACAGATCCATTTCCAATGTAAACATTCTGAATAGATGATCCAGAAAGGATCATCGTCTTTGGTGCCTGTGTCTCGCCGACTAGCAGCGTTGGGGTCGTGCCGACCGTGATGATCTGAGATAGAAACGCCATTACAGACCGACCAGTTTGCGGGCTTCCTCTAGCTCAATGCCAGCGTCAATCAGTGTCTTGAGCAGATTCGCCTTGCTGTTCAACTCGGCGACCACGATGCTCGGGGCGTCTGCCAGGCTAGTGCGGTAGAAGTCCCCGCCCTCAATCGGCGTCAGCTCCTCCAGCTTGCGGACTTCGTTGGTGCTAATGAATCCAGAGCTCGCCATGCTGGAGTAGAACGCGGCGCGGTCGGAGCTCACACCTCGGAGCATCGCCTCCATGTTGAACTTGACAAAGGCGTCAGGCGACAGGATGAGCTGGCTAAGCGCGGACTCCACGATGGTCGCCAATGGGCGGAGCGTGTCGCGGATAAACCCGAGCGACTGGGCTTCCACGCTGTTGTAGGACATGGCTCCTGGGTCGGTGATGCCAAGCATAAACGGCGGGACTCGGAGGATGCGGCAGACCTGGAGCACGGTGAAGTTGCGCGTGCTGAGCAGCTGCGCTTGCTCCGCATTCAGACCGCCAAGGCTCTGCCAGGTAGCTCCGCCACTCATGACGGCGACTGACCATTGCTTGGACTTCGTGGTGTTGCGCTTGATCTGCTCTCGGATCGCCTCGGCATCCTCTTTCTTGATGTTGGGCGGGAGCGAGACGACGCCGCTCGGGTTGCTGGCATTCTCAAAGAACGCTGCCGCGTATTCCTCAACGGCAACTCCCTGGAGGATTGCTTGCTTGTTCGCGGTAAGCAAGTCCACACCGCGCTCCTCTCCAGGCATGCGGAGCAGCGGGATATGCTTGACTTGATCTTGCGAGAACACTTCCACATTGTTGTTTTGCTTGCGGAACATGTAGCGCGGAGTCCCGTCGGCGTTGCGCTCAATCTCCACCTTCTCTGGCGGCAAGACGCGGATCTCCTGGACTGCCCCCTCGGAGTCCCTCAGCGTAGCAAGGAAACAGTTGCCATTCGTGTAGAGCGATAGGACCATCTGGCTAACAAGCGACTGAAAGGTCTGCGTCTCGTTGCGCGGGTCTGGCTTTGTCAACCAGATCGGCTTTGGTCGGTACGCCTTGCGCTCGCCATCGCGTCGGATAAAGCTATCGGCGGGCAGAGACGATAGGGTGTCTGCCAGAAGCCTAATCCCAGCTTGGTATGCGGTCAAGTTCATCGCCGCGTCTACGGCATTGCCCTCCAGTCCTGGGATTCGGTCAAACGGAACATAGCCACCGATCCGCGTGACAGATCGCTGGTCTGGATTCCCAAGGACTCGGCGT